ATGGCAGTTTCGCAGTCTTCCGGCACTCAAGATTGGCGCGCTGTGGCTCGACTCAGCTCCGGCGGGGAGCGGCTTCTCTGCTTCGGCGAGAGTTCGTCCCAGGTGCGCGCCGCCTACATGGGCGCGTGGGGCGAGGTCATCCGCGACGAGGACCGGCCCACCGTCGAATCGATCGCCCTTCAGAAATGGACCGGCCTCGCCTGGGCCGGCCAGTGGGAGGATCAGCAGGCCCTCGAGGTCCCCACAACCCACCGCAAAGAAAAGAACGGATCGTCCTCGAGCTGATCGCGGCGGAACCAACATGGAGCCGTCGGCGCTTCCGGCCTATCCAAGACCCCGCCTCGCGCGGAGACCGTTCGCACCCGAGCCCGTCCGGGCTCCGGGTGCGTTTTCTTTTTCGGGACGACGCACGGATTCCGAGGCGGTTGGCCTCGAACACCGCGAACCGGCCGCTGGGACGACGTCGGTCGCCCGTGACTTAGACCTGTCCGAAATGGAATCTCTTCGTTCACAATCGGTGATGACGGAGAAGCGATGGCTGATCGAGAGCGGGGCCTGGCCTTCGCGGAGCACGCCCTTCCATCCGTCATCCCGAATCCGTCATCAGCCCTTGCAAAAGAAAGACATCGATTCCGGTCAGGCTCTTAGACACACGGCGTCTCGAGACGCTCGCACGCGACGCGGGGCGCGGGAACACGTTCGACGGAATGACCTGTTTGAGGCACCACGGGCCGGTCAAGCGGACGCGCCTCGCGTTCCCGAGACCGTCCCGCCGCGGTCGCATCCGGGGTCTCGCCGCAAGCGGCGGAGTCCCCAGCCAGTCACCCACCCGCTGAAGCGGGGCCTCCTTGAACCAGTGACAGGTCAAATTCGCAACACATGTTCCCGCGTTCCGGCAGGGAACACGTCTTGACGACGCTCCGTGTCGCATTCAATCGCCTCAACAGCGGCCCGCGGCCGATCGGATGCCACCATCCCGGCTGGCGGTCGGCGATTGACGACGATCGACTGGAAGGCTCTATCTATTCGTTCGAACATTTCTTATACTTTTCTTGGTTGGTCTGACGATCGAGAAGCGATTGCCGGTTCTCCCCGAACCGATCTTCGCTCTCCTCCCTCGCCGTTCCGGCCCTGGGCTCACTTTGAGCCACGTTCCCTCGACCCGGGACGCACTCTGCGGGTCGTCGCATCTCCGTCTCGGAGCCCGATCGTGTCCAAGAAGCTGTACGTCGGAAACCTTACCTATAACGTCAACGAATCCGACCTGGAGGCGTTGTTCACGCCGTTCGGGTCGGTGCAGAGTGCCCAGGTCATCGTCGACCGGGACACGAACCGCTCCAAGGGCTTCGGCTTCGTGGAGATGAGTACGGAGGAAGAGGCCCAGGACGCCATCCGGGGGCTGAATGGCCGTGACCATGACGGCCGGAACCTGACGGTCAACGAGGCCAAGCCCCGTGAGGCCCGCTCAGGCGGCGGCGGTCGTAGCGGCGGTTACGGTGGCGGTCGCGGCGGCTATGGCGGCGGCCGGTATTGATCGCTCGACCGATCTAGATGAACACCGAGGGGCCGCTACGGAGGCCCCTCTCGCCCGTTGGGGGCCGCCCGTCCGGGCGGCCCCGCCGGGACACCGGCATGAGTCTCCCTCGACTCATCCCAGGAGAAGCCGATGACCACGAGGTACGGTCACGCTCCGCCCCCGCCCGTCTCGACCCAGGTCCGCTGCCCGGTCTGCAACCAGGCCGTCTATTCTCGGGGGGACATCCACCCCCAGTGCGCCGTCCGGCGGGCCGATCCGCCCCGCCCGAGGGCCAAGCCGAAGCCAACCTCCGCCCAGACCAAGTCGGTGGTGAAGCCCGCAAGCGAGTCCTCCGATGTCGGGACCCAAGCCTGAGGACGTGACCGAGACAGCGCCCGCGGCACCCCGCTTCTCTCGTACCGTCTGGGCAATCCTCGGCTTCACCCTTTCGTACTGGGCGTGGCGCTGGCCGCCTCGCTGACGGGCGACAGCGGCGAGTTCTGGTGGCGAACCACTTCGGCGGCATGGTCGCCGCCGCGCTGATTAACGCCCTGACCCCGCCCCGGCGAAGTAGCGCGAGCGCGTGTCGATCACCTTTTCCAAGCGTTACCAAGCGTTACGATGACACGCCCAGGGAGGCCGCCCGGTGCGACCAGCGGTGGGACTCTTGTCCTCCGCCCCCGTGGGCACGGCCGTCGCCTCGACCCTGACACGGGCTATGATCGAACCGAGCATGGTCGAAGCGAGACCGACGACTCGGGACGTCGGATAGGACTTTCACCGACGCCTTCCGCCGTGTCAAGCGATTTCAAGGTGTTCAGTACCGTGTTATCGTAAGTCGTCAATGCGCGTCGCGCGGCATTGACGCCGGAAATCAGCAATCTGGTATAAGCCGGTAGTCGATGTTTGTCCATACACCACGCGGTTACGCTAAGGGAATGGGCACTGTACCCATCCGGCTCCGAGCCTAGGGAGTGTCGGCTCGCCCGACTCTTCCCCAAGCCCGTCCTCATGGAACCGGCCCCTCCGCGCGGCTCGCAAATCACGCGGGGACCCCGACCTCACCGTCGAGGTCCGTCCGATCGCGGACAAGGCAATAGGGCGTCGCGCGCCGGCTTCCCGTCACAGGCTCGCTTCCAGACCACCCGGCGATGGACGCGCATGAGCTGAATCTCGACCTCCGCTGTCTGGGCCTATGAGTGCCCAACGCCCTACGGCGGTCATAGACGGTGCGGGCCGATCAGTCCGGCAATCCGACCCAAACTCAGCACGTGCCCAACTGGCGGTGCCGGCGACGGCGTTATCGTCGGCGGCGATCGCGTTGGCCGTGGCGGTGCCGCTGGCCGAATCGCCGAAGGCCGGGTCGGCGAAGTCGAGTACGGCCAGCGCGGTTTGGCCGCTCAACGCGGTGTCCGGGCTCGCCGGCTGTGAGCCGTCGTAGATCGTGAGCGTGGCGATGGTGGCGCCGGCGTCCAGCAGGTCCACGATCGCGTTGCAGGCCGCGTTGCGCGCGGCGTCGGAAATGGTCACGGTCGGTCGCCTCCGTCAGTCAAAGGCCCGGCGGTCGCCGGGCAAGAATGGATTGAATTTTGAAACGTTGATCATTGAGTGACCGTCGCAGCCAAGGACGGGGCAGGATCTGCGCTGTGCCGAGTTCGAGCCAGCGTCCGTACTTGACGTTCGTGCCGACACGCGCCGTCAGTTGGTTCGCGTCCACCTCCCGCGCCACGCTCGCCCGGAGCCGGCCCGTTTGCTTGCGAGGCGGCTCACCCGGCGCCGAGTGGCCTTGGGCGGTGCCCTGGCGTCCGGTGCCCGCCACGCTGAGCAGAATCTTGGCGCGGTTCACGACCAGGATCGACGCGGCCTGCAAGTTGCGCACAAAGCCCGCCGTGATGAGCTTTCTCGCCTTGTCGCCTTGCCAGCGTCGAACGGCCATCAGACTTTTCGCGCTCCGTAGACGGTCCACATCGATGAGCGCCCGCCCTCGTTCATGGCCGGCGCCGCGGCGACTAGGATCGTGCCGTCCGGGGCCTCGATCTGGTCGTCTTGCCGCACGTCCGGATCGACCGCAAAGTGCGCCCGGAGGTCGATCTTGCCGGTCGCGCGCAAGTGCTCGGGGAGCCGCTCGGCGTCGATCGGTTGGATCGTTCCGCGCAGGCCGACGGTCTCCGGAACCGGCGCCGTCCGACCGCCGGCGCTGTCCCGAACCCAACCGTCCCGGTCAAACCGCTTGACCGTTAAATCCATGTTCATGATTCGCGGTGATGGCGAGCGCATGTCAAGTCCGGTGCAAGCGGTAGGGGGCGATCAGGCGCAGGACCGCGTCCGGCAGACTGAGTCCGACCGTGCTGGCGTCGGTCTGTAGCTCGTACTCGTACCGGCCGGCTCGTTCGCTGGCGAGATTGGCGTCGAGTGCGAGACCGGTCAGGATTGCCTTGACGGTTTCGACTGTCGCCTCTTGGACGTCCGGCGGGATCGGATCGAATCCGCCGTCATAGAGCACGCGTGCCGGGGCGGTGATCGACTGGTAGGGCTCGGCCCGGAGGGTGAGGATGCCCGCGTCCTCATCCAGGTCGTAGTCACCATGATCCGTGGTGTAGAGGCTGAAGATCGCCTTGCGGCCCTTGGCGCCCTGGACGGTCACGCCGACCAGCTCCGAGGTCGGCCAATTGTCCAGGCTGTCGAGCACTTCGGCCGACCAGCCGTTGCCGACCGCGTTGATCGTGGCGGCCAAACCGCCGAGTGTCGGGGCGGCTCCAAGGTCGAGCACGTCATCGGCCGTGACACCCGAGGCGACCCGGCGCAGGGTGACGCCCGTGACGGCCGGACCGGTGAGTGTGGCGAGCACCGTCGCCCGCTGATTGGCTGACGCGGTATTCGTGATTGCGAGGGCTGAAGTCAGACTCACCGCCACGCGGTCGAGCATGGCGACGGGCGGGCGTTCGAGCAGAATCAGGCCGTCGAATCCGGGCCGATGGACGGCGTCGATCGCACTCCGCTCGAAGCTCCGGGCGCACCAGCGCTCCAGCGCCCGGCTGGCCGCGTCGATTGCGGCGGGTAGGTGCGCCGTTTGCTCGCTGGTGAGTCCGAGGCCGGCCAGCGCCGTTTCGGCATATTCGACTGTGATCAAACCCATGATAAACTGGTGACGTCACCTTTTCCGCGAACCGGACCAAACCGGAGCACGATCATGACCGAAGCCGAGCGCCTCGATCTGGTACGACTGGAGCAACTCGCCGCCGGCGCCGGGCCGACCGACCTCGGGGTGATCGCCCGTGTCCTGCGACGCGCGGCACCGGAGCCCACGGCGGTCCCGAGGCCCGAAGACCTCGAAGCCGAAGAACCAGAGAAGGAAGAGGAGCCCGAGAGCAAAGGGGAGCCGGAGAAGGAAGAGCCGCCCAAAACGGCCGAAACGCAAACGGTCAGCGCTCCGACCAGGCCCCGACCAACCGCGCCATCACAAGCGGTCTCCCAGCCACGGCGGCGCTGAGCGATCAATTGACAACGTGCGCGATTTCGGCGACCTCGCTCAGGTCGAAGTCTTCGGCCGGTCCGTAGCGCAGATGACTGGCGAAGATCGTCACATCGACCAGACTGGCGGCGGCGCCGACGGTGAGCACGCCCCGAGCGTGGCTCCGACCCGCCTTGAGCGATTCGACCACATCGGCGCTAATCTCAAGGATCGCCACCTTGTTGTCGCCATCGGCTTTGACGATCTGGGTGATCGCCGCGCCGGCGATGTCCTCGAACGTGCCATCCGAAGCGTCCGCCGCCTGGAACTTGAAGTCCACCGTGGCGGCGGTGCCGAGCACACCGGTCTTGATGACCGCCGTGTAGCGCCGGCCCGTCTTCAACTCAAACGGGCCGATGTTGTGTGCCTGAGCCGCCGCCGATTGCGGGCTGAACCGGGCGACCACCGCGTTCTGCTCACTAAAGTTTCGCATGCAAGTATTCTCCGTTTAGTCCGAGGGCGGGGTCGATCGGCCCCGCCCTCGGGTTGTGAGTCATTGGTCAGTCAGGTTCGGATCAAGCCTCCGGGCCGAGCTGCACGAAGGGGCTGATTTCGGTGTTCGCGCCGTCCGCTTGGCGGAACTTGCCCTTGAGCCACGGTTGGCCGTCATGCCGAATCTTCGCCCGGTAGGCGATCTTGTCGTTTTCAAACTCAACGTGCTCGCTGACCGCGACCTCCACGCCCTGGCGAAGCCCGTGGAGGTAAAACGACGGATCGAACAGGTTGATGTCGCCGGCGGTGCCCAACACGGGGACCTTTTCGGTCCAGCGGATCGGCATTCCGAGAAGCGTCCCGGCCGGGGCGTTGGTGGCGCCGCCGGACGCATGGCTCAGGAAGATGTTGTTGCCGGCGCCGTCCTTGAGCGCCGCGATCTGTGGGAAGGTCGTCACGTTGGCGACCCAGCGCGCTCGGCCCCAGGACACGGGCATGAGCTTGCTGAGCATCGCGACAATGTCCTCATACAGGACCTTGCTGGCCGTATTGCGCGTGACACTGATGGTCGCCGGCGCGTTGAACACGCCGAGCGGCTTGCCGGCGCCGTCGCCGAGCAGGAAGTCATGGTCCATGCGCCAGGTCAGGGCGCCGCGGAGCAAGCTGAGGAAATCGCTCTCGGCGCCCGGCGCGTCGGCGAGCAGGTCGCGGGTGGCCGTGGTATAGGCCGTCAGATCCACGGCCTTGAGTTCGATTTCGTCGAACTGCGCCTGGGTTTTCGTCCGCTGCGCCTTCTCCGTCTTGTAGAAGGTTTGGACGCCGGCGAACATGGCGCTTGAGCCGGTCGGGGCGTTCTTGCCCGTCTGGCGCAGAGAGGGGTAGATCTTGACCTCACCAGCCATTGGCACTTGCCGGACGCGATCGGCGAACGCCGCTTCCTCCGGGTCGATCTTGAGCAGCTCGGTCGCGTACTCTTGCGGCACGAGGTAGCCGCCGTCGGTGCCGACGGCGCCGGCGTGATCCTTGAGCACGCGCCCCTGATCATCCACCGCCGGAGCGCCGTAGACCTTCTCCAACCGCTCCATCGCCGCCGGGTCGCGGTGTTTTTGCGCCAAGCCGATCTGGCGGATGCAGTCGCTGAACGACTTGGTCTTGTCCGCCTCGGACTCGATCGGCGTGATGCTCGTGGCGTTGGTCGCCGACTTGCGGACGTCCTCGACCACGCCCTTGATCGCCTCGGCGATGCCCGAGCGCAGGTTGGTCAGCTCCGTGGCCACGGAGGCATCGAGCGCACTCTTCGCGGCGCTCGATTCCTCGCAGTAGCCGGCGTCGATGTACGCCTTGGCGATGGAGTCCTCGACCTCGACGACATCGCCCACTTTGAAGGTGGCGCCGGCGATTTCTTTCAAGATTTTGACAAACATAGATGGGGTGTTCCCCGGCCCACTGGCGCCTCGCGGGGGCTTGCGGTGTGACCGTGCTCGATCACGGCTGATGCGATAGGGCGCATCCGGCCGACCTCCGGCTCGCGACGGCTGGCCCCTCGGAGGACCTCCACCATCGACGCGCCTGGCGACTCAGACGCAAAGCATGATTCGGTACGGATTAGACGCGACCGGCCAAACGGTCCCGTTCCTCGACGATCAGGCCGGCGCCGGCGGCTCGAACCTTCGCCACGGCCTCAGCGTGCACGTCGGCGAAGCGCCGGCCGACAAAGGCGGGGAGTTTGGGCTCAGGCTCAGGCTCATCGTCATCCGGTTCGGTCTTGGCGGCTTGTGCCTGGACCGATTCGGGGAGCCAGAGGCCCTTGTTCACGGCGATTGTCAGCGCCTCCGGGTTCGCGCCGATCGCGACGGCGCTGTATTCGAGCAGGATCCACTTGCGGTAGATACGCCGGGCGTCGGCCAGTTCCGGCCGCGCCTTGATCTCCTTCGGCTCCGGAGCGCCGCTGTCGATCTCATCGAAACCGATCGACCAGGCCCGCAGGATCTCTTCCTCGTAGAGCTTCAGGAAGCCGACGCCCCGCTCGTCATCCGTGAACTGCGTGGAGGCGACCAGGCCGCGACCGTTCCCCGTCGGTTTGATCCACAAGTTCTTGCCGATCGGTGTCAGCTTCTCGCCGGAGTCCCGGTTGTGCATCCACAGTACGACCGGGTTCTTGCGGTAGCGTTTCAGGTCGCCGCCCTTCGGGATGACGACCTCCTTGAAACTGTCCAGCGCGTCGGTCGTGATGACGGCCGTGACGGTTCGCTCCCGAGGGTTCACGTCGTCGAGCCGAGCGACGTATCCCTTGTAAATGGGTGTGCTCATGTTGGTTTGATTAATCAATCAGGGATTGGGACCGGGCCGAATTTCTTATTTTCGTCGTGCCAGAATTGCGAATAGAGGGCGACCAGGCGACGGTCATCGGTGCCGCCGGGGATTTCGACCTTTCGGCCGTCGAGTTCGAAAACGAAGGGCGGCCAAATATTGATGAATTGTTCCACTGCCACGATGCCGTGTTCTCGCAGGGTTGGCTTCCACTCCATATTGAGGATTGCCTCAACACCGTCAATTTCCACAAACAAGAGTGAATGGCCCTGGCTCTGATGGTACTCAGCGTTTTTTAGATCGAGACTCATTCGACGACTTTCCCCTTGTAGTCAAACGGCAGCCCTTCGAGCATGGCGGCAAACTCATTTTCACGGTCGTTCAAAAACATCGGGCTGTTATCACCGGGGCCGCGTTCTTGGATGTAGGTGGCAAATATCCGGTGGATCGGTACGTCTTGAACTGTAAGCTCCGCTCCGTTCGCAATGACCTCCGTAAAGAATGAGGTTGAACTGAGCGGACTCCGTTTCATTGTAACTCCCTGGTCTCCCGGATTTAAACCGGCCTTTTTCAAGTTTTCGATTTCTTCGGTTCTTATCAAGCGAATGGTTCCGGCGTTGGCGTCCTTATTGGGAAGGTCGGCTTTTGACAGATAGCTATGTGTAAAAGCGTGCAGCGCCTGTGACGACGGATCGAGTTTGTCGCCGAACGTAATAGCGACCCCTTGGCTTAATGGTCCCCATGTCCGTAGACTGACGCCATGATGGAAGCCGACCTCGCCAAGCTGGGACGTGATGAGCTGGTGGCCCTGATCCGCAAGCAGGCCGCGTCGCTCGAGCAGCAGGCCGACCTGATCGCGGCCTTGCAAGCGAAGCTCGACGAATTGACCCGCTCGGGCAAGCGGCAG